GTAACCATATATGATGATGATATTTTTAATAATGACCCTCAAGCAAAAATACCTGATAGAGATCCTACTGCATGGGCAGATATTATGAAGGCAAGAATAGTAAATGACAGAGGCATTCCTTTAGATGACAAGGGTAACTTTACTGAAAAGCCTAAGTTTATGGATTATTTAAAATCATTGCCGGGCGCTTATGCTGACAAAGTAAGCAGAGACGAAGACTTTGCTAAAAAAATGATTGCAGGATTTTTAAATATGATGAGGCCTGTTGAGGGTTTTGTTCCTGTTAACTCAGCTGTTGCTTTTGGTGATGCATACTTTAATGAAGAAACAAGACAGGCTGACATGCTACCAGCTGACGCTAAAATGTTAGAATATTTAAAAGGTGATGATGAAGCCTTTGAAAGATATTTAAGAGCTGAACAAGCAAAGTCTGGGATTTTATTGGCAGATACAAAACCAGAGTTAGCTAGAGGATATTACGATATGTTGATTAGTAGTTTAGGTCAGACACAAATGCCAGGTGTTAATGTTTTAGATAAACTAAATAAAGGTGAAATTAGACTTGTTTATAAAGGCGCTCCAGTTGGAACTATAGAAATATTAGCTTTAATGGATCAAAACGTAGACGTATTAAGAGATCCTGGTTTTAAATTAGAAGAAATATAATGCCTACCATTACTTTTGCTGATGGTACCTCTTCTTACATACCTGATAAAAAACCAGAGACCATAGCTAAAGCTAAAAGAATTCACGCTGAAAACAAAAAAGGAGACGTAAACGTCTTGGGCGATATAGGACGTCAAGCTGTTAGAGGTGTACAAAAAATTGGAGAAGGAGCTGCTACTACTGTTACATCAGCCATTGATTATTTTGCAGACACAGACTTAACTGCTGATGTTAAAGAACATTTTGATAAAATAGATATTGGCGAGGCAGACACTACAGCTGGAGAGATTACAAGATACATGGTCCAATTTGGAGTTCCAGGCTTTGGAGTTGCTGGCGTGTTAGGAAGAATGGGAAAGATGGGAAAAATAAAAGCAGCTCTTACAGGTGGCCTTGTAGATGGTGCTGTTGCAACAGATGATGTCGTAACTTTAAAAGATACATTCTTTGACAATGAATCAGAATCAGACGAACTTAGAATGTCTAGGCTTAGAGGAGCTGAAGCAGCTGCAGCTAGACTTCAAGACAAATTAGAAGTAGCAGCTGAAGGCGCAAGTTTTATTTTAGGCATACCATTGGCAGGAAAAGCTGTAGCAAAAACAGGAGGAGCAGCAATAGACTTTGTAGCACCTGTTGGATCTTTTATGGCTAAAGGAATTATGGCAGGTAAACAAGCTTTACGACCTGGAGAATTGCAAAAGTCTGCATTTGATTCCAACACAGGAATTTACAATGCATTAAAAAGAAACTTTACTTATGGCGGAGACACAGTAGATACCTATGTAAAATCAACCATGGCTGCCAAGGCATCTCAAATAAAAACTTCTCAAGAATCAGTAGATGCTGTTTTTGATACAGTATTAAACACAACTGGCATAGCTGTAAACAATGGAACTTTAAACCAGTCCAATGCTTTAAAACTATCTAGAAACATTGAAGACTTTATGTTTCCTAGAATAAGAGTTGATTATCAATCTCCAAATTTATCAACAACAGAGAAAATAGCCAAAGCAAAACAAATTCAAAATGTTGCAGAACAAAACATTAAAACTTTAGAAAACCAATACATTGATTACAAGTCTTTAGGATTTGGCGATAACAACAAAATATCTCAACTTTTAAAATCAAACAGAGATACGTTTGACACTTATTCAAAACAAATTCTTGAATACAGCGATGATACCGCAGATGGTTTTATGAATTTGTTTGTTAAAGATGAGCTAAGAGATGCTATTGCAGAAAACGCTGGACTGTATGGCACTAGAGTTTATAAAGCGATTGTTGATAAGGGTTATACAATTAATCCAGAATACAAAGCTAAAGCTCTTAAAGAAATTGAAACTACTTATGGTGTAAATCCAACAGAAGCAAATGAAATGTTTGAAGGTTTAATAAACCCTGGGCCTAAAAACAAAAATAGTTTTGCTTTTGAAACTAACGATATGTTGTTAGAAGGGCTAAACAGAGACCAAGCAATATTAAAAGGAAGAAAGTTAAGTAGCTTGCCTCAAGTTAGAAGAGCGTTAGGTGAGTCAGCAGGTTATTTAGAATCAAATTGGCAAACTGCTTTAGCTAATACAAAACTTACAGCAAGTGTTACAGCTCAAAGATTGTCTGCTCTAACAGCAAAAACAGAAATGTTTAATAATTTAAAAATGTTGGATGATGGCTCTGCTAAAACAGGAGTAACAAAATTTTTAAAACCTCAATCAACATTTACAAGACAAGATGGATCTGTGCCTACAGAACAAATAATTACAGACCAAAATGGTAAAAGAGTTTTATTTAAACAATTTGATAAAGAGGCTGGAGCATTAGAAGGTAGTTTTGCTAGAGAAGATGTGCATACTGCAATCATGGGTGCAACTTCTGATGAGCTTGCAAATACTAATGCTTTAAGAAAAGCATACACAGCATTTCTATCTGTTAAGGCTGCATCACAGTATGGTAAAACAGTTTTATCAGGTGGAGCACAGGTAAGAAACTTTACCAGTATTCCTTTCTTTTCTATGTTAAATGGAAACCTTGGAAGCACAGGTAGGTTTGTGGATGCAGTTGAAGTTAGTTTTGCTGGGTTGTTTGATCCTAAGAAAAGAATTTTAAAAGCNGATAGCATNAAAGAGTTAATGGAAGAAGGCATGATGCAAAAGGGTGGGGCCAATCTTGGAGAGATTCAAGAGATAGCAAAACTTGCATCAGGCATGAACGCAGATAATTATTTTGGAGCAGCCTCTAGAGCTGTAGGAACAATTGTAGATAAAAGCGGTATTAGGTTAGCTGAAAAAGCATACGGAATGACAGATGATGCAGGAAGGGTCTTTGGATACTTGAATGAAAAATCTAGACTAGTTCAAGCTTTAAAAGCTGAACCCAATGCTTTTGTTCCAATTCAATCCCCCAAGAACATGACTAGATTTGCTGATCTGATTGAATCTGGTGGCGGTACTGGAAAAATAAAACCTCAAGACATCATAAGTAAATATGGTGAAGAAGGCCTTGAAAGATTTGTAAGAAGCGAAGCTGGAGAAGTTGCAGGTAATACCATTCAAAATTATCAAAGAATTGTTCCATTTGTTTCTACAGTTATTAGAAACTCTCCTCTTGGTAACTTTGTTGCTTTTCCATCTGAAATTATTAGAAACACAGCTAACGCTGTTTCCAGAGGTATAACAGAGTTGGCTAGTGAGAACACAGCAATTCAAAAAATAGGCATGAGAAGATTAACTGGGGCTGTTGCTACAACATCTATGGTTCCTGCTGGCTTGGTGTCGCTAGGATCAGCATTGACTGGTGTTGAGAAAGAAAAGATAGATGCATACAAAAGATCTTTTGCAGCACCATGGGATAGAACAGCGAGTCTTATTCCGATAGCTTCAGACAAAGATGGAAATCCAACTCAGTTTATTAACTTTAGTTACATGAACCCATACGATTATTTAAAAAGACCAGTTGAAAGAGTTTTTCAAGAAGTAGCCAATGGCAATAGAAACGAAGAAAGCAACCAAGAAATTTTCTTTCAATCATTGGGACGGGGTCTTGGAGAGTTTATGACTCCTTTTGTTGATCCAGCTTTTTCTTTGCAAGCTGCTTTAGAGGCAACAAATGGTGAAACATCTACAGGTAAAAAAATATGGGGAGTGTCAGACACTACTGGGGATAAAACAGTTAAAGGTTTATATCACTTTATAGATACTGCATTGCCAACAATTAGTCCCTATAGATTGCAAGCAGATATGGGTGCTAAAAAAGCTCAAATACTAGGAGCAGAAGTTACTCCGCCAACAGGTTCATTAAAGAATTTTCCAAGAGCTGTGTTTGGAAGCACCAATGGTAAAGGCGAAGACGAAAAAATTACAGATAGAATGGGCAAGAGATAGATGTAGCAGAAACAATGGTGCAAGCATTTACTGGACTCAAGGTTATAAAACCTCAAGTAGAAAGAACTTTAAGGTACCGAGGCTTTGAGGCTAATGATGCCATTAGAGATGCGACCAACCAATTTAATAGATTGCTTAGAAGCAATGATCCACAAAGTGCACAAAGAATTTTACAAGGTTACATTAATCAAAATGAAAGTAGATTCCGAGTGTTGAGAGATGTTTACACATCCATAGAAGATGCAAGAGCTTTAGGTTTGTCTGACCAAGTTATTGAGCAACAACTTAAAGAAGCCAAGGTCGCTAATTACAAACAAGTTATGAGAGGAATATTTAAACCAATTGAGGCAAGCCCAGATTTAGTTAGAGCATCTACAATGAGAGGAACTACCAACATTAATCCATCTGTACTTCCTTTAGCACAACAAAGAATGCGACAAGATTTACAGGGTAAATTTTTAAATCCATTAGAGCCTAACGCCCAACAAAGAGCAGCGCAAATTTTAAGAGAAGAAGAAGAAAGAAAAATATTAACCGGACAATAGTTTGTTCAACAAATACAACGCAAAGAAAGTTAAGATCGATGGCATTACTTTTGACAGCAAGTTAGAAGGCGCCAGGTACAATCATTTAAAAGAATTAGAATCTATGGGCCTTATCTCTGACATAGAGATACACCCACCCTTCCCATGTGTGGTCAACGATAAAAAAGTTTGTCTTTACAAAGCTGACTTTAGATACAAGAACAGCGAAGGGGCTATGATAGTAGAAGACACTAAGGGGATAGAGACCCCTATGTTTAGATTGAAGAAGAAATTAGTAGAGGCACTGTACCCAGGCACAGAAATACTCGTAATAAAAAAACCAAAAGGCTAGAAGGGTACTCCGGTTTCCACCCATGGTTTGATTTGAAGTAATGTGCCATCTAATAGTCTCTTAATGTTGTCAGTTTTTTCTAACAGTTCTGTAGGAAACCCAGCGTTTACTACTTGAATTAATTCTTTGCTAGAATAAAAGTTATTGTCCTTTGAGCTTTGGGCCTCTGGAACATTAACAAACCTAAACCCATCCTTCTCATACACCACCATGTCTTTGTCTTTCTCAATCATTACCGCAGGTATCAACTCTTGGATATAGTTATGTTTACTACAGCCTTTAAGCTGTCGATCACTGCTAATCTTTTTATCGTGCTGATCACAATGCCAATGAGCATCTCCCTTCTCCATATCAATCTTTGCAAATCGACATGAGCGACAATGAATCTTGTCAGGCAACGATCTGCCTAAATAAGCAGCTTGTTGCTTCGGGGTCATGAAGCTACGAATGCGGTAATCAGTCTCTGGTATATAATTTTCTGGTGGATCTTCTCTCGTAAGAATGTCTCTAGCTTTGTCCATCAAAGAATCGAACAGGATTTTATCATACTCAACTACTTCGGTATATAAGTCTGAGTTATTTTTATTATAAACAATACTTATAGCATGCTTAAAATTAAACAGGCCCATGTACAAATGTAATTGAGCAGCATATTCGTCTGACCACTCACAATAACTGTCTAGCTTTTGTAAGTTTTTAAATCGACTGTCGT